CATTAGGTATACGTTATATAAAAGTTTTTGTTTCAAGTGTTTTCTTGGCAAATAACACGCCGCAAGGCCTGCGCGTTGCCCAAGACCGGTTTTAAAGGATGGAAATGTGTCTGAAAACTGGAAATCGATACCAAATTTCAATAATTATAGTGTCAGCGATTGGGGGAATGTACGATCTGACAGATTCGATAGGCTCCTTACACTAAGCCAAAATCAGTATGACGTTGTCTATGTCGGTTTGGTACGAGATGGATCACAGTATCATAGATCGGTTCCATTGCTGGTTGCCAACGCATTCATCCCTCGTGAATTCGAGCCGTATGATACCCCCATCAATTTGAATGGTGATCGGTTCAACAATCATGTGAACAATCTCGTATGGCGACCAAGGTGGTTTGCCATCAAATACAACCAGCAGTTCAAATTCCCATACGAGTATCCGATCATCTATCCGATAGAGGACATGAAGACGGGAGAGGTCAGTCAGGATTCATTTGAATGCGCAAAACGATACGGTCTATTGGAAAAAGATCTTGTTTTATCCATAGTGAATCATACGTATGTTTGGCCGACCTATCAGCAATTTCGTGTCATAAGGATTTAGACATTGACACGTATGCATATCGCGACGTATAATAGAAGGAGTGAGGATATCACTTTTCTTTTTATCTATTTTGCCGTAAAGGAGGACTCATGTGACGGAGAATCAGTATCAAGCTAAGCTAATCAAGCGGCTTGAGAGTCGGTTCCCTGGATGCGTGGTTCTTAAGAATGATGCTGCTTACCAGCAAGGCATTCTTGACCTTATTCTTTTGTATCGTGATAGATGGGCATCGCTTGAAGTCAAGCGTTCTGCCAGTGCACCAGTGCAACCTAATCAAGATCATTTTGTTCAACAGCTAGATGAGATGTCATTTGCCGCATATATCTATCCCGAGAACGAAGAGGAGGTGTTGAATGCGCTTCAACAAGCATTTGAACCTCCAAGGCGAACACGCGTTTCTAAGCCCAAGTCAGTATCACTGGGTTAATTACACGGCCAATCGGTTAGCTGAGAGATGGACTACAGCTCAAGCCGCTGCTTACGGCATTGCGATGCATCAGTACGCACAAGAGCAGATCTTGGCTGGGCGACTTTCGGATCACATTGGTACTTTGGGTCAGTACATCAACGATTCAATTCGTCATAAGATGACACCTGAACAAATTCTGTTCTATTCTGAAAATTGCTTTGGCACAGCAGATGGAATTTCGTTTAGATACAACACTCTTCGAATATTTGACTTAAAGACTGGAGTAATAGCAGGTTCGGTTCATCAACTCGAGATCTATGCGGCTTTGTTCTGTCTTGAGTATGGAAAGAACCCATTCGATATCAATATTGAGTTGCGCATTTATCAAGATAATGAGGTTGTGATTTTCGATGCTGATCCGGATGACATAGCGTTTATCATGGAGAGAATTCAGGAATTCGATGCTCAGATCAACCAACTAAGACTAGAGGAGGAGTCGTGATCATCTCAGAAGCTGATTATCTCAAACATTACGGCACTCCTAGGCATTCTGGTCGCTATCCATGGGGATCTGGTGCTGCCAACGAGACGGGTGCTACTCGCAACCGAAGCTTTCTCGATGCAGCCGAGAAGATGAAGAAAGAAGGTATGTCGGATACTGAGATTGCTCGTGGTATGAAGCTCACGACAACGCAGTATCGGGCAAGAAGAACTATCGCTCTTGCCGAGAAGAAACAAGCCCAAGTCAATCAAGCTGAAGCGCTTGCTGAAAAGGGCTATTCGAACATTATGATCGGCAAGCGTATGGGTCTTAATGAATCTTCTGTGCGAGCTCTTCGTGCACCCGGTGCAAGAGATAAAGCCGATGTTCTTCATGCTACGGCTGACATGTTGAAAAAGCAGGTTGACGCAAAGAATTACGTTGACATTGGCACGCAAGTTGAACGAGCATTACCATTGTCTGGTGATCCTAACGTGTCAATCGGCATCAGCAAAGATAAGTTCAATACTGCTGTAGCCATGCTTCAAGAACAAGGCTACACGATTCATTATGTCAAGGTTCAGCAGCTTGGTACTGGTAATTTCACCACTATCAAAGTATTGGCCAAACCTAACACGCCTTATTCTGAAGTCTTCAACAATCGTAATCAGATCAAGCAGATCAACGATACGTATTCTGAAGATGGTGGACGAACTTATCTTGGTATTCAGCCGCCCATCTCTGTCAGTGCAAAGCGTATTGGTATAAATTATGCTGAAGATGGTGGAAGTTCAGCTGATGGTGTTATCTATGTTCGTCCTGGTGTAAAAGATCTTTCAATTGGTAATTCCAATTATGCTCAGGTTCGTATCGCTGTTGATGGTACGCATTATCTAAAAGGTATGGCGGTGTACAAGGACGATCTTCCGCCAGGTACTGATCTAGTATTCAACACAAACAAGTCGAATACTGGACGCAAAAAGGATGCTTTGAAAGAGATGGAAAAGGATGCGTCAGGTAATATTGATCCTGACAATCCTTTCGGTACGATTGTTCGGCAAGTTCATGATGCTAATGGCAAAGTGTCATCGGCAATGAATGTTGTCAATGAGGAAGGTGATTGGGAATCTTGGTCCAAAAACCTTCCATCACAGATGCTTTCAAAGCAAGATCCAAAGTTGGCAAAGTCGCAACTTGATCTTACTTACGAACGTCGTGTTAATGAATACAACGACATCAAGCGTTTGACAAATCCGACTGTTCGTAAGAAGTTGCTTGAGTCTTTTGCCGACGAAACGGATTCTGCATCAGTCCATCTCAAGGCTGCAGCATTACCTGGACAAGCAACAAAAGTGCTTTTGCCAGTTACGTCAATGAAGCCAACTGAAGTACATGCCCCGTCATTGCAAAACGGAACTCGTGTAGCTCTAGTTCGTTTTCCGCACGGTGGTACGTTTGAGATTCCTCAGTTGACGGTGAACAATCGTAACAAGGAAGCTCAGAAGTTGGTTGGCACACACGCTACTGACGCTATTGGTATTCATCATAGTGTCGCTCAACATTTGTCTGGTGCAGACTTTGATGGCGATACAGTGTTGTTGATTCCCAATAACAAAGGATCAGTCAAAAGTACGCCAGCACTTGAAGGTCTTAAGAACTTTGATCCCAAGCATTCGTATCCACCGTACGAAGGAATGCGAACCATTGATGGTGGAATCTATAGGAATGGCAAAGTTGATTATGAAGGTCGATCTCCAATTGCTTCACGTAAACAGCAAGAGATGGGTAGTGTTTCGAATCTGATTACAGACATGACCATTCATGGTGCTAAGGCTGACGAAGTTGCTCGTGCAGTCAGGCATTCAATGGTTGTTATCGATTCTGAGAAACACAATCTTGATTTCAAAGCATCTGAGCGAAACAATGGTATTGCTGATCTGAAGGAACGTTATCAGGGTGGAAAGCGTGCTGGCGCATCTACTTTGATTTCAAGAGCGGGCGCTGCTACTTACATTCCACAAAGGAAACCTCGACCTGCTTCTGAAGGTGGCGCAATTGATAAGGCCACCGGAAAGAAAATATTTAAGGAAACAGGCGAGTTAGTTCCAGAATATAAGCAAAGAATAAACCCCGCCACTGGAAAAAGGGAACGTGTTGCAACTGGCAGGATGATTCCCAAGACGGAGAAGCATGAACGTCTTGCAGTAACCGAAGACGCTCGTAGTCTTGTCTCATCGCCTACTGGTACTCGTGTCGAGTTCATCTATGCGGATCATTCCAATAAGCTAAAAGGTTTGGCTAATGATGCAAGGAAAGAAGCGGTTAACACAACACCGATTCCAACTTCACCCTCAGCCAAGAAAACTTACGCATCTGAAGTTTCATCCCTCGATGCAAAACTAAATCTGGCCTTAAAAAATGCACCGCTCGAACGGCAAGCGCAGGTCATAGCAAACGCCGTGGTCTCACAAAAGCGCCAGGCTCAACCAAACATGGATAGCGCCGATGTCCGTAAGATAAAGAATCAAGCATTGGCTGAGGCAAGAGTTAGAACTGGTGCGAAGAAGACTGCTATCCAACCAACACAGAGCGAATGGAATGCTATCCAAGCAGGTGCTGTGAGTAATCATAAGTTGACTCAGATCATTAACAACAGTGATCTTGATTCAATCAAGAAGCTCGCAACACCTAAGACTCAACCCAAGATGACTACTACTAAGACTAGTAGAGCTAAGCAGATGCTTGACTCTGGTTACACTCAAGCCGAGGTTGCTTCACAACTTGGTGTCTCATTGTCCACACTCAAGAACGCTATCAGTGAGATGTGATGAGTACTGATACTAACGAACCAACAGAGTACATGCTGACTACTGTGGACAATCCATTCGATCCGTTCACACGATTCGATGAATGGTTGGCTTACGATACTAGACTTGGTTATGACACGCCTGGCATGCTCGCTCGTATAACTAAAATGTCAAATGAATTGTCTGAACCAGACCAGGCGCTGGCAGTGCAGAATGCTATAGATGAAATAGTAAATGAAAATGTTTCTGGAATGTGGCGAAAAGTTTCACGAAATTCTATAGAAAATTTATGAAAAATTTTTTCACGACTGCGAGAAAAAGTACAAAGGGTGGTTGAATTCATAAGGGGCGGGGGGTCGAAAAAAGCACCCCCCCTATGCAT